CCCCCTCCTGGATTTTTTCCGAAATCGCAAATGGGCCTCCTGGCGTTCGTTCTCCCGGCCGCAGCCCCTCCCAGGCACTCTCGACACCCTTCGCCCCGGTTGACCCGCCAGAAGCGATGCTATACGCTTGAACAGGCATCCCCGGCGGCAGACCCCTACTGGGGCGATGCAAGGCCCGCTGGCAGGATGTAGGCACATCGGGGATCGCCACCCCGGTGCGAGCTGCGGTCGGTGTCTTGCGACCGTGAGTCGTGGTCGGCAGCGGACTGATAAACCGTGTCGCCCTACCCGCGGCTCCCCTCCCCGTCAGTCTCGAGCTGCGGGGAGTCATTGCCGAGCCTCTCCAGCAGCGATCGGAGCGTGGCGGCTTGATTCTTGAATGCCCCGAAATGCTCCGCGGCAAACGTGACGGCCTTCCGCTCCTTCTCGGTGAGGTATTTCCCGTTGACGCACAGCTCTTTCATCTTGTTGTATTCCTCAAGCGACTTGCCCAGCGACTCGCCGTCAAGCTTCCGCAGCTCCTCGAGCAACATCACCTCGTCGATGAGCTTGGAGATGATCGTGGCGGAATAGCGATCCTTGAGGTGGGGCGGCAGCGAGGCGAGGTGGGCCTTGGCGGCTTCGAGGATGTCGGTCATGTTGTCCTCTCCAGCAGAGAGCGAAGCGTTGCGGCGTAAGTTGGCACTCTGCCGCCCTCGCCGTATGACAACTGCGAAAACCACCTAATCGCCTCCCGCTCCTTGGCGGTAAGGAAAGTGACAGGGGCCGAGTCGAACGGCGGGCAACAGGAGTGCGCACTCCCTTGTGTTGCGGCTGATTTACGATCAGTCTCCGAGTCCAACCCGGACGAACACCCGCCCAGAAAAGCCTGCGAATCCCACTTCTCCACCAGCTCCAGCAGGGAACGCTTGAGGATGTCGCATTCCTGCGTGGCTAGCTGGCGTTGTAGCCGCTCGATCTCGTTCGCGGCCCGCTCCGACAGATCGTCCGTGGACTTGAAGGCGTATGCCCTGTCGCGGAGCTGGTTAACGATGTCCCCAGCGTGGCGTTTTGGCGACCCGCTCCGCAGCATCTCAATCTCGCGGGCCGCCTCGTCCATGAGGTCGCTGGCCGGCACCGCATCGGTGGCGATGGCCCACCTCCGCAGGCGGGACACGATGTCCCCCGAATGCTCAGTCATTGAGTAATTCCAAGTCAATCATGTCCCGAATCAGCCGGATGTGATGCTCCAGCTCTTTGCTCGGCTCGCCGTGCTTCAACACACCGCGGCAGTGCTGGGCGATATCCCAGAGGGCCGCCTTGGCCTGTTGCCCTTGGGTGGCGGCGGTGAACTCTGCTTGATCCTCGGGGAGCTGGAACTCGAGCGTGGCTTTCATGCCGCCGATTCTACGGGGGCGTCAAACGCACCCAAGCAATTTTCGCTGGTGCATTTGACACGCCTTTAAAACGGGTTCAAGGCCGACAGGGAGCGGCTGATTCAACTAGGGAAAGAGAGACTTCGATGCGATTCAACACCAGAATCATCACGACGATTGACGATGTTCCGGTCGATCATGTTCCGTGCAAATACTTCTACCGTCACTTTGATGGTGTGCTGCCGGCGACATTCCAGAAGATGCTCAGTGACGCCCACAAGGATGGCCATGTTCGGGCCGTCAAGCTGGTTCGCACGATCGGTGAGCTGAAGACGGGGCGGGTGTTCCTCCACAAGGAAGACACCCTGCGTTTCCTCGAGTCGCAGCTCTCCAAGAAGTCCGAGGAGCAGCCCAAGGCAGTCGAGGCTCCGAGGGTTTCGGCCGCTTGGCAGGACAACTCAGAGCTGATGGCGGCGATTCGTCGCCTGACGCAGGCGGTGCAAGACCTCACGGCCGCCATGGAGCTGAAGTCGGAGTCGGTGTGCGATGACGCCTGCCAAGCCGGGGGGTTCGCGTCATGAAGAACTATCTGGTGCGAGTGAAGTGCGACAACGACGATGACGAGAAGATCATCGGCATGGTCAAGGCCAGGGATCTGCTCGACCTGTGGATGTCCGTGGACGAGGTGTTCAACCCGCACGAAATGCAGTATTTGTCCGTGAAGGGCGAGGGCGGCATCTTGCTCCACGACGGCGAACTGCTGACTACGGAAAACTTTCTGGAGCAGCGGACTGTCGAGGGTGGCCCGCGGTGGAAGACCTTCGTTGAGCTGGCCGGCGGCGAGCGTCTGTTTCACTCCATGTACAAAAAGTGGCATGCGGTGAAATGACCATGGAAGACGAACCCCGCATCATCACGGTGGGAAAAGCCCACCCGCCCACCGATGTCGCCAAATGGCTGCGAGAGCAGCCCCATGACCGGCGGATCATCTTGAGCTGTGTGGACGCACCGAGCGTGAGGGGCGAGTATCCCACCCACCCCTCACCTGACCCGTGCGTGGATGTGATCGTGAACAGCCTGGTGGCCGGCCAGCGAGCTGGCGTCCTAGTCCGCGTGATGGATCACCAAGCGAGAGATCCGGCCCGCCTGTTTCAGATCGTCCTCGAGGAGGCCAACGCTGCTTTTGCTGACCTAGCAAAGGGGGCAGCGGGTCAAATAAGCGAGAAGTAAGGAGGTGCGGTGTGCGACCAGGCGGCGACGATGACCTGTTGCGGATCATGGCAGAGATCGAGCGTGGCCGGCGGGAGATGCGAGAGCAGTACCAGCGGCAGCAGTTGATGATCGATCTGGTGGCCGGCATGGTGTGGATAGTGCTGGCCGTGTTTGTCTTCATGGGGCGATAGCATGACGCCGCAGACGGTAACAGTCACGCTCGACAACTCCGAGTACCTCCATGCCCTCATAGCAGGCTCCCTCCGCAGGGCCTCGGCTCGAGAGAAGGGGAGGAAGAACTTCTACGGGGCGCAGTCTGCCGACTCCGAGCTGCTCGATCTGATCGGCTCGGTGGGGGAATGCGTGGTTGCCAAGCACCTCGACAGGTTCTGGGCCGGGGCCGGCCTGTTCCGCGGGGAGGATGTGGGCGAGTACCAAGTCCGCACGACCACCTATGACTCCGGTCATCTGGTGCTGAACAACAACGACATCGATGACAAGAAGTACATCTTGGTCTGCGTAAACAGCGGGGTTGGGAAGATCCGAGGCTGGATTTACGCCCGCGACGGCAAGCAGCAGAGGTACTGGAAAGACATGTCCGGTCGTGGTGCGGCCTACTACATCCCGCAGTCTGACTTGAGGCCGATTTCCACCATCAAGACTCCCGATGTTGACAGTGAGTTTTGAGCCATGGCTATACTTGCACCATGGCGAAGAAGAAAAGAAAAATCATGCCGATCGACTTGGAGGAGATGGTAACCCTCCCCGAGGCCGCCAAGCTGCTGGACGTTGACCAGACCTACGTTCGCCTCCTCGTCAAGCAGGGGCGGATCGCCGGCTTCAAGTTCGGCCGCAACTATCTGGTGAACCGGCAGTCTGCCGTGTCATTCCAGAAGAAACCTGGGTACGGCCGGCCCAAGTCCAAGCGGTAGCGTTGTCGCATTTGACACGCCCGTAGAACTAAGTTGCTGCCGACCTACGGACGGGTGCAGCAATTCGATGGTTCTACTAAGGAGTTGCCATGCGTTTCGCTTTGGTTCTTGCCTCTTTCCTGCTCTGCACCGTTGCCAGAGCAGACGAGTATGTCATCAACGCTCGCCGCGTCACGATTTCCTCCGCTCAAGAGGATGCCGAAACGCTTGCCCGTTCCGGGGTGCTGCGACACTGCGGCAGGAGTGGGGGGCGCAGGGAGGGGGTAGGTTTCTCGTCAGTGTCTGCCTCTGACGCGCTGAAGCGCTGTTGTTTCTTCGGTCGCTACCGAATCATCGAGCAAGGCGTGGCCCGCGGCCCACGCGGCTGGTACGCGGTGATTCGCTACGCTGACTGACGCATCCCGGTTTGGCTGGGTTCCGGGCCATCAAAAACCCAGCTCTCTCTTCCGCGCTTGACTCGTCCATAAACTGGGCATCATGCGACGAAGGTACGAGTGCATCGGCGGGCCGCTGTGCGGAGAGAAGTTCCAGCTCTTCCCAGGACTCTCTGCGTCCCAAGCGTTCGGCACTATCGACCGGGACGGTGGGGCGCACTACTACCGCCTGTGCATCGTCCGCGATGAGATGGATCGGGTAGCGAAGTTCTGGCACTACGCCGGGACGCAGCTCGACCCGCACATGCCGCCGACGCTCCTCCCGCCTCGGCGGATGTTCAAAGAAAACTGCTGACACCGGCCCGCACTCGCCAGTGAAACTGTTTTCGCTCCTTGCCGGTCGCACCTAGCCCGTGCGACTCACGCGGCCCAGCGCTCTCCCTTCGCGCTGGGCCGCGTTCTTTTGTGTCCATAAGCAAGGCAGACGTTCTGTGTCCTCAAACCAATGGAAGGGAGGTGATCACATCTATGGCGAAGAAGAAAGTCTTCAAGAAAAGCCTCAAGGACAAGTTCAACGCAGCCTACGACAAGATGCAGTCCGCTCGAACGAAGGAGCGCTCGTGCAAGTCGTGCAAGAACGGTTGCAAGAACGGCTGCGACTGCGGGCGATGACACATGCCCCTTCCAACGCGAACGCTCGAGCAATTGCAGGAGTGGGTGTGGTCTGAACTTCCAGTTCGCAAGAACGTGGCGGGCAAGGAGGCGGTGTTCGATGCCGTCTCCGCTGCCGTCCATGAGTGGCCCGATGAGGAGCTTTCTTCTTCGCCGGCCGGCGGCGAACGCGAGATGGCCGCGATGCTCAGTCTCAGCAAGAGCGTGCGGCGGCACATGGCTCTCGTCTATGGCGAGAAGCAGTTTGGATCCATGTGGGTGATCGCCCTCCAGATCCTTCTGCCGCTGATCGTTGATCTGGTTCTCAAGTGGTGGCGCCGCCGGAAGGAACACCGCGCTCGAATCCGCGTATGGAGAAGGAAGTGGGTAAATGGCTCCGAACAGTAGGACACTAGCCGGGGCCGTGAAGGCCGCCAATGCCGCCCCCACCATCCGCGCATACCACGGAAGCCCGCACGACTTCGATCGGTTCGACGCCTCGAAGATCGGCACCGGCGAAGGCGCACAGACATACGGCCACGGGCTGTATTTCGCGGAAAACCCAAAGGTGGCAGCAGAGTACCGAGCGAGGCTTGCCGGCGTCGAGCCGATGGAGGAGCTGGTCGTTGCCGGCCGCAGGCTTAGTCCCGGCAATCGGTGGAACTACTCACCGAGAAACGACAGCATCGAGGAGAACGTCCTCTCCACCCTCTTGGAAAATCTCATGCTCGATGAGCATGGGCTTCGAGCTGCCGGCCCGAAAGCCAACGAGCTGGCCATCGAGACTCTTCGCAGCCGATCCAAGCACTACCCAGAGGAATGGCCAGAGGCGGTCGATGCCGCTGCTTCGCTTGAGAAGAAGATGATGGCCCCGGGTGGTGTTCGGGTGTCGTTCGGCAAGCAGCCTGGTGCGATGTACGAAGTGGACATTGCCCAACCGGAGAACCGTTTCCTCGGCTGGGAGGTTCCATTAAGCCAGCACCCGCAGCAGATACGCGACTCATTGCGGTCGGTGTACGAAGACGCCGGCCACAAAGACGTTGACCAGTTTCTCAATTCGTCCGACCACACGGGCCGAGACGCCTACGAAAGCATCGGCAAGGTGCTGACGGGCAGCGGGAAAACAATCGCCGCGCCAGCAGCCGCACAGCGACTCGCCGCGTCTGGCATTCCAGGCGTGAGGTACTTCGATCAGTTTTCCCGGGACGCCCAGCAAGGCACCCAGAACTTCGTCATGTTCCCTGGCACGGAGGACTCGATCACGATCCTCCGCAAGTACGGACTACTGCCTGCCGTTGGGGCCGGCGCCGCAGCTCAAGGCTCGCAGCAAAACGACCGTCGCGTTCTCGGCGGGCTGATGGATGGAGATAGGTAATGGCAACTCCCAGCGCCGCCCGCAACGCACTGCGGGCCAACACAATCGCCGGCCTCCTTGAGTACAAGCCCGGGCCGGGGATCTACTCCCGCCTCGAGCGAGCCGTGCAGCAGCTCCCCGAGAACGTCAGGGTGCAGGAGCTTCCCGGCCTGCTCAAACGGTACAAGGACGGGATACCCGGCTGGGAGCTGAATGCCGTCGATCTCGACTCCGTTGTGGCCGGCCGAGCAGTCGTGCCGCGCGACGAGCTGCTGGCCGTGGTTCGCGAGCGGAGTCCGGTCTACACCACCAGGGAAGTACGGCTATCGGAGTACGCGAGGCCAGCGCCTCCGGTGGTTCGTCGCGCGCCAGATGACATTCGCCTGCCAGCACTGGACGCAATGGATCGCGTCAACAATCTTGGATTTGATACTCCGATGGAGGCGCTGGCCGCGGCCAGGGCATATCCAGATTGGAGGCAGCGCTGGGAGATGACCGACGCGGAGGCTGAACCAGTTAAACGGTATCTGGAGTATTTCCGAGAACAAGAACGATTGAGAGCTGCGCCACAAGCAGAAATCGGCGGCATCGGCGCAGAAACACCCCACGGCGTAACGAGATTTCAGAACTACAAGCCGGCTGACGCAGAGAACTACACAGAGCTTGTGTACCTCCAGCCAAATGCCGCCCCCGAAGGCGCGGCGCCTCCCGTGTCGTGGATGCCAGACGCGCAACACCACTGGCACACTTCATATCCGATGCCATGGGGTGCCGCGCAGGACGTTCAAAACGCGACCACGCGAGACGCAGTGGCCCACATGCGGTTTGCGGAGCATGGCGATGCTCTTCGGTTGCTCGAGAGCCAGAGCGATCTTCATAACCGGAACATTAAGGCCGCCAAGGCAGGCGAGCCGATTCGCCCGTATGCCATGGAGCCGGTGCAAACAGAGCTAGACGCCAAGCGACTGCTGCTCGAAGCCGCCCGCCAAGGCAAGTCCGCAGTCGAAATCGCCTCGCCAGAATACGTTTCGGAGAACGTGGGCATGCCAATGGAGCATGCCCAGCATCGTTACGGGAAAGTGCTTCCTTCCGAGATGGAGCGAGCGGGAAGAAAGCTCGGTGGTTTTAGTGCCGTGGAAAGGCCGGCCACTGAAATCGCATCCGGGGCAGTGTCGTTACCTACTGATCGGTGGAGGGTTCTTGGGCAAAACGCATCCGATGCTGCCAGCAAGCTCCAAGAATCGGGCAGGCTCATTCGAGAGCTAGCCGAGAGGAGTGCGGTAGCTGGCATAGGCGATGCGGCTCTGCCGGAAGTGCGATGGGACACACAGCAACGACTCAGCGAAGCAATCCGCTTGGCCGGCATTCACAACAGCGGGAGATACCTGACTCAGCAACGCGCCGACGCGCTGCGCAACGCTGTTGCGGGATACATCGGTGATCGGCTCCGCGGAGGCGTCAGCGTAAATGACGCATTTTCAAAAGCCGACCAAGCCATGCCAGAAATAATGCGGCACGTCGAACACATGCAGGAGATGAGCGAGGCTTACGAATCGCTCGCCAAGCAGTCGAACGACGCCTATGACAGCACCACGCGCCCGCCGCCGCCGCCGCCGGGGTGGCGTGGCGTCATCTCCGACGAGATGCGGCGCCGCATCATCAACGAGGGAATCCCGGCCGCCGTTGCCATTGGTGTCGGCACCGGCCTCGCCACCGGCAGCAACGAGGCACAAGCCGCTCCCAGGCTTCCTCTCTCCGAGGATGTCTTCCGCAGTGCCATGCCTTGGCAGACGCAGCGGAAGATCGGTCGGCTCACGAAGCAAGTGGACTCCGCCTACGAAAAGGGCGACTTCAAGACTGCCGAGAAGCTGGACGCCCAGCGGGAGCAGCTCGTTGATGATTGGGACAACAAGCTCGACGCACTCGATGAGGGCGACGGCAACGCCGACTTTGAGCCAGAGAACTACGAATACGAAGCTCGCAACTACACCGAAGATTTGATTCAGACTTACGGAGCCTATCTGGCCGGCCGAATCGAAGAAGAGGATTTGCCAAACGCACTGCGCGGGGCTTTTGCTGACAAAGCAATTCCGAGAAACGCAGACGATGTCTATGACGGATTTGAGCAAGACAGCTTCGGCCGCGCCAAAGCGATCCCCGACGCCGACATTATTGCCGAAGCAAAAGCCGCCTTTGAGCAGCGGCAGGCCCACCTCGCCAAGGTGCGGTCGCGTTCCCCAGAGGACGGCGTTCGTGCCATGCAGGCCCAGCTTCGTGGCGCGGGCCTCGCCCCGGCCGTGGCGGCTGGCAGCTTCACTGGCAAACCGGATAACGGAGTCCCGTTCGGAGAGTTCCTGCTGACCAAGCCTGCCGGCGGCGAGGAGCAGCCCAGCCGCGGATTCGACTTCTCAATGGCCATCAGCCCCGGCGAGTGGGATGCCTACTACGAACAGCAGGCGGCCAGCGGCCCCTCGCAGGATGCCCTCGACTTCCGCAAGAACGTAGCCGAGGTGATGCAGCAGCCGATCATCCGCGTTGGTGCAGCGAACGACGGCAATCTGTACGGTGGCCCCGGCCTTCTGGTCGATGGTGAAGCATCCGACCGCATCACGCCTGCACAGTTCGTCAACGAGTACCTCGATCGCTTCAGCGCGAGGATGCCGGCCGAGGGGCGCGCCCAGGTGTTGCAGGCGGTGCAGGCCAAGCTGGACGGCTCGACCCGTGCCTCGGACGAAATGACCGATGACATCGTGGGCCGGATGATGACCTCTCTGAAGGCCAGCTCCCCGCAGGGGCAATACGCGAAAACCGACCCGATGCCGCAGGAGCAGCTCGACCAGCTCAAGGCCCAGCATGGAGATTGGGCAGAGTCGATGCTCACCCCCGGCACCGCGGAGAACTTCGATTCGCTCCGGGGCTATGAGCTGCTGCGGACAACGCTCGACGGCGAGCATGCCCCCGTCTATGCAGACAGTCTGTCGAACGCCGCTGCATTTGTGGGCGGTGTGGTGGATCCCCGATCCCGGCAGAACTTCGCAGATGCCACGCTGCGATCTGGCCCCGAGGGGCGGTTCAGCCGAGCCAACCGCGACTACTTCGGATCCCGTCAGCGACCCGATGAGCCGGCGGCATTCCGCAATCAAGACGGCAGCTCGAGGTTCGCCGCCACCAGCGCCTCCAACATTCAAGGCCTCATGCGGGCCGGCGGCGACATGTCCACCACCATTGGGAAGTTGAGCTGGCCGCTCTATGAGTCCTTCTCCGAATTCGGCCGAACTCCGGTTGGTAAGGCGGTGACGGGCGAGGGGCTGGGTGCATTGTGGAACGGCAGTGACGAGTCCAACTTCATGGCTGCGCGGCGGAATGCCTTCGACCGGGAGCAGCCGATCCAGCCGGCCGGGATGTCGCGGGAGGAGTTCGACCGGCAGCAGGCCTCCCACAAGCAGGATCGCGCACAGGGGGAGGCCTGGGGTGCCACGACTTGGCCGAACGTACAGAATGCCATCGAGCAGTCTGGACTGATGTTCTCCCCGCGGGCTTGGGGCGGCGCACCGCAGCCTGCCCAGCCCCTCCAGAAGACATGGGGGCCGCCGGCCTACAACAACTACGGCCCAAACTTCTTGCAGAACACGGTCGGCAACATCCCGTCCGCTGGCATCATGGTCGGCGCGGCAGCAACCGGCGGCCTGGGCGGGTTGGCGGCGGGTGCCTTCAAGCCTTCCGGCAGCACGGTGCGGACGCTCATCAACGCTGGCATGGGCCTCGGCAAGGGTGCGGCCAAGGGTGTTGGCACCGCGGTGGCGAGCCAAGCAGCAGACTTGCCGGCCGACACGGCTACCGATCTCGGCATCGGCTCGACGTTGGCCGGCCCGCAGAACTACATCAACTTCCTCACGACACCGGAAAGCGAGAACGCTCTGCTCCCCGGCGTCGATCCGAACGCAATATCGATCGATGAACTGAACCAGCGGCGCTCGAGTGCGATGGATGACAGAGAAAAGAAGTTCCGCTCAGACATGTGGGATTGGAACAAGCGACCCAAGAATCAGTACGAATCTGCCTACGAACAGTGGCAGCGTGGTCAATAAAAACTGCTGACATCACAGGCAGTGCTGCCCCCAGAATCGGCCGCATCCCCAGGAGGGCATGCACATGGCCGAAGAAGAAGCAGTAGACGTTGGCTCCGCAGAAGCCGCAGTCGAGTCCACCCCGGCACCGGAAGTTGATTCGTCGCCATCGCCGTCAGAAGGATCGGCGCCCTCCGCAGGAACCGGAGAAGTCTGGGGGGCATTCCGCCAGCTCCCGCAGTTCCAAGGGTCGGATGATCGAGCCATAGCCTCCCGGCTGTATGAGGCCCTCCAGCGCGAGCAGTCCGCGACCCACGCTCTCCAGCAATACCAGAGCATCATCCCGGTTGCCTCCGAGTACCTCCAGTACAAGGAGCCGTTCCAGCAGTGGATGCAGACGCGGCAGCAGGCCCCGCAGCAGATGCCGCAGCAGCAGAAAGCGGAGGAGTCGCCCTGGTGGAACCCGCCCAAGGTTCGGGACGCCTACAAGTCATACCTCGTCCGCGACCAGAACGGCCGCGAGATGATCTCCGAGGATGCCCCGCTCGACGCTCGTCATGCCCTCGCGGAGTACCAGGCCTACAAGGCGAATTTCGCCCAGAAGTTCCTCGAGGATCCGCAGGCGGCCCTCGGCCCAATGGTCGAGAAGGTCGCGGTCGAGCGGGCAGAAAGCATCGTGCAGGAGCGGCTGGGACGCATGCAGGAGGAGCAATTCGTCTCCTCTTTGGAGCAGCAGAACGCAGATTGGCTGTATGACCAAAATGGTAATGCATCCCCAGAGGGGTTGCTTGCCCAGAAATATATACAGGACGCACGGTCACTGGGCATCCAAGGAGCGAAAGCTCGTTGGGAGTATGCGACTCGCATGGTCGAGAGAGACTTACTTCTCTCGAATGTGCAGAGATCACAGCAAGCCCAGCAGTATGCGGCACAGGCCCCACGGCCCGTACCGCAGCAGGCCGTGAATCCTGCCAATGTCGCTGCTCAAAAGAACATGGAGTACCTGCGGTCGCAGGCCATGCGAACTGCGAGCCAGCGTCCTGCGGCTGGCACCGATGCGAGAGTTCCAACCAAACCAATGACCTTCGCTGAAAAGCTTGCATCGCAACTGCAAGAGCAAGGCCTGACCTAAAACTCCTAACGAGGAACAAGAGACATGGCGTCACCCACTGATTGGGCGAGGGTTATTGGGACTACAATTGTACAGCATCTTCGTGAAGAAGAGCTGGCAACCTTCCGCAAGTTCAAAATCTTCGCGATGCTCGAGCAGTCGGGTAACGTGGTGATGAACCAGAGCGGTCGCGGCTTCGATTGGAACGTCCGCTTCCGCAACGCGCCTGTCACCGGGAACACGGGTGATACTCCCCGCACGTTCGCTCGCACCAACATGTGGAAGCGGGCCGAGCTGCCGTGGCGTGGCTTTACTTCGACGGATGCCGTGTACCGTCGTGAGCTTCTGGAGAACCGCGGCCAGCAGGCACTTGTTGACGTTGCCGGCAAGATGGCCAGCCGTCTGCAAGAGTCGCTCGAGATGCATCTCTCGTATCAGCCGTACAAGGACGGCAACGCGGCCGGCGCAGAGAACGATTTCCACGGCATGGACTCGTTTCTTAACTACGACGGCACGGTCGATGAGAGCGTGTCTGGCGTGGCCACGAAGCGCACCTCGGCCAACACGGCCGACCGCTACGGCTTCCCCGATGACAACTACGCCGGTCTTTCGACGCGGCTGGGCTTCTACGGCGGTGGTCGCATCAACGCCACCAGCGGAACGTGGCCCAACGTGCCGGTCGATCCTGAACTAGATTTTTACGCGCCTGTGATCATCAACTACAACGCCAGCTCGTTTAATACGGCTGGTAACCGCAACTGGAGGAGCAACTGCGTCTTCGCGATCCGCGAAGGCATCCACCAGTGCAAGCGGAACGACACGAAGGAATCGCAGATCGACATGGTCGTTCTCGATCGCCAGTTGTACATCCAGTTCCTCAACACGTTCTCGGACAAGGAACGGATCAACGTCAGCAAGGAGAACGGTCTGAAGTCGATGGGCTTCACCGATGTCACCCAGCTCGACGGCGTCGAGGTCTGCTCGGAGTACGCTTGTCCAGCAGGACGGGGCTACGGTCTGTCGATCGGAAACCTCGAACTTCGATGCCTGGAGAACCAGCTTTTCGTCGCAGAAGGGCCGTTTTTCGACGAAGAAACCCAGGCATACCGGTACGCTTGTTCATCTCTCGGCAACCTGCGTTTCCGGTCGCCGCGTAACTTCTTCCTGCTCGCCCCCGTCACGGCTGCTGCCTAGTCCTCTCAAGGAGAATCCGAAGTCATGTCGAGCATTTTCTCTGATCCCAGTTTCCGCCGTGGCACGACGCTGCTCGGTGGCGAAGCCATCGAACTCGATGCCGGCAGCAATCCGATTGCCGGTGGTGAGATCGTTGGCCAGGTCAAGGTCTTCCAAGACGTTAACCCTTCGACGGGCGTTCGCAACAGCAATCGGCTCGTCTACTGCGTGGCCGCCCGCTACAAGGGCAGCACCGTCACGGATGGCTCGACGGTCGCTGGACAGGTTGTCCTGTTCGAGGCCGCGGCGCCGCTGACGCAGTACACGAACTACCTCACGCAGGCCACGCACGCGGCGGCGGCTGCTTACGGGGTTCTGGACGAGTACCTGACCGGCGAGCTGCGGTCGAACGACATCGTGTGGGTTGTGGTCAAGGGGCCGACCTCGGCCAAGCAGACCGCAGCGGCCATCAACGCTGGCGTGGCCGTGGAAGCTTCCACGACTGCCGGGTCGATCGTCGCGCGGAACACTGGCGTGGTCATCGGCCAGCAGATTGTCGGTGCCAACACCGCGGCTGCTGCCGGCCTCACGCGGATCAATCTGATCAACGACGCGATCTGATCAGCCGCTGACATCATCAATGCCTCTAACAGCTCGCGGCTCAACACCGCGGGCTGTTATGCTTTACAGACATGGAAGAGCGAACGTGCAACGTCTGCGGTAATTCCTTCCCGCTCGACAAGCAGCATTTCCGGTGGCGGAAGGATCTCGAAATCTTCACTGCCGAGTGCTTGGCGTGTCGTGCCAAGCAGCGGCGTGAGAGCAAGGATCGTGCGGCCCTCAAGCGATCCGAGGCTCTCAGCACAATCGAGGAGGCCGGCGTTGACCTCTTCCTCCGCTCGGCCCAGAAGGGCGGGTCGAATATCCCGCACACCGCCGAGGTGATTGAGCGGATTTTCCAGTATTTCGGCGGCGCCGGCGGCATGGCGGCCGTCATGGTGAAGCAGTACTGGGACTCAGCTCCAGGCAGCTCGGCCCGCAACCGCCTCCTCGAGACGATCTGCCGCATGGTCACGAAGAACGTGGACAGTGGCGGCGCGAAGAAGCCACTGTCGTTGTGGTCAGAGGAGGAGCTGGAGAACGAGCTGAACCAGAGGTTTGAGCAGGCACTGTCTGCATTCCAAGGGAGAACCATCAATGTCCGACCCGCAGAAGCCCTCCCGGCCCCGGAGGAAGCGGCACCCGAAAGTGAATGCGCCGCAGATCCCGAGCATACCGACCATATCCGAGTACCAAAAAGAAAGTCTCAAAGAACTTCAAAGCGAGCTGCGGGAGCGGAAGACGGAGGCCCTGCGGCTGTACAAGGCGAACGCCCAGCAGGAGCCGATCCATCAGTGCCGAGCGTCTGAAATTCTGGTCATCGGAGGCAACCGCAGCGGCAAGAGTCTTTGCACGTTTGTGGAGGACGCACGCGCCGTCACTGGTCAGGATCCTTACAAGAAGTACCCCGAAAAAGATGGCATCCTCGTCATCATCGGCCGGGATTGGAAGCACATCGGGCTAGTGGTGGTGCCGATGCTGTTCGGCCCAGGCGCGTTTTACATCATCAAGGATGAGAAGACGGGCGAGTGGCGGGCGTATGACCCAGTGAATGATGCGGCCCGCAAGTCGGAGCGGAAGCCGGCGCCGCCGCTCATCCCTCCCCGGCTTGTGAAAGCAAGTAGCTGGGTGCTGAAGAGCGCCAACTACATGCAGCAATGCACCCTTACTACTGGCTGGGTAATACACTTCTTCAGTAGTGAAGGCGAGCCGGCGCAGGGGTATCAAGCAAATCGTATCCACTGTGACGAGGACTTAAACGACGAGCGTCACATCCCCGAGGCCCAGGCGCGACTCGCGGATCGTAAGGGTGTCTTTTGCTGGAGTGCTATGCCGCACTCAACGAATAACGCTCTGCTCAATCTCAAGGAACGAGCCGACTCCAGTGAGCAGGCGCTGGGCGACAAGTCACCGATCCGGCAGTTCAAGCTTCGATTCCTCGACAATCCCTACATCGATGACGAAGAGAAGAAGAAGTCGATCGAGCGGTGGGCCGCGGCCGGCGAAGACGTTCTCCGCATGCGGGCCGAGGGCGATTTCATCACAGACTCCGTGTTGGTCTACCCCACGTTCGACATGCGGATCCACGGGATGAAGCGGGCCGAGCTGAAGGACGGGCAGATCCCATACGATTGGTGCCGGTATGCAGTGATCGACCCAGGCCACGCCGTCACGGCCATCCTGTTTGCCGCAGTCCCGCCCTCCGAGGACTTCTGGCTGGTCTACGATCAGCTCTACCTGCGGCAGTGCAACGCTCAGATATTCGGGGAACACTTCGAGAAGAAGGTGCGTGGCTGGCATTTCCATGCATTCATTATCGATGCCCACGGCGGCCGGCTCCGCGACATCGGCTCGGGCCGGCTCCCGGTCGAGCAGTACACCGAGCAGCTCGTCAAACGCAATATCCGCAGCCAGATCACCGGGGCCTCGTTCCTGGCGGGATGTGATGACATTGTCGCCCGTTGCGAATCCACCCGGAATGCCCTGCACATCCGGCCCGCCGGCACCCCGCTGCTGCGTGTCTTGGAAGGATCAGCGCCCGACCTCGAGCGTGAGATCAAGCGGTATCGGAAACAGGTGAACCATGTCGCCGGCCTGTCGATCGTCACGGACAAGCCCAACACCAAGGGGGAAGTCCATCTCTGTCAGTGCTTGGAGTACCTCTGCGCGTACCGCCCGCATTACCACCGCCCGCCGAGCCGCTCCAGCGAACCGGATCCATGGTGGGTTAAGTGGCTCGTTGAGCGAAAAAAACGGCTGACAAACGAGCAGGGTTCGTATGTCTACTTGGGGCCTCAATCTGGAGGACGCAATGAGTGATCAATGGGCGATGCCGATCCCGAACATTGGCGATGTGGTGCTGTTCAGCACAGACCTACGGGGATTTTCCGACCCGACCGTTGGCTGGGTCGCCTCAGAACCGGGTGATTCGACCATAAGCATTCTGACCTTCACGCCGACCGGCTATGTCGTGGTCAGAAATAGCGTCCATCACAAGGACGATCCAGCCCTCATGGGCGACCACGGCTGGCAGGATCTGGGGGCCTGGGACTTTGCTCCCGGCACGAAGGCGATTCGTGAGCTGATGGCACCACCAGAAAAGAGCGAGAACAAGCGTGGCCGAGAAGCTGCCGGCAAGTAATCCCCTTCGCCAGATCGTCACAACGTGGACGAAAAAGCTGAAGGCGGCGCAGGAATATAAAAAGCCGTTCAACGAAGACGCGAAGGAGGCTTCGCAGTTCTTTGACGGTGAACACAATTTTATGTGGCGGGATTCGTATGCGCGCGGCGAGCGCGGGTACAACTCCTCTATCGCACCCCCGGCCTTCAGAATTCAGCTCAACCGTGTTTTCGAGCTGGTCGAGATTTTCGCCAGCGTCATCTACCACCGGAATCCCGTCCGCACCGTGAGCGTGATGGGGCATCCGCAGTTGTCTCCCGAGGCCTTCGGGATGAACTCGCCGGCCGGCCCGATGGGGCTGACGCCCGAGCAGCAGCAGATCATGCAGATCGCGATGCAGGAGCAGGCCGAGCGAGACGGCCGAGGCATCGCCGCCAAGCTGATGGAAAGCTATCTCAACTGGAGTCCCGTCGAGTTGGACTTGAAGAAGCAGGCCCGCCGCGTGGTCAACGAGGCGATGGTCAAGGGGATGGGCGTCTTCTGGACAGAGATGACGATCATCGACACCAGCGGTGACGCCAGCCGGCCGCCGATGCGAATGGTCGGTTCGTTCTACGATTCGGTGGACAACCTCCTTATCGACCCGGATTTCGACAATCCCGATGACATGCTCTGGTGTGCGAGGAAGTGCGTTCGGCCCATGGCCGAGGTCGCCGCCACCTACAACATCCCGATCGAGGATCTGAAGAAGCACCTCGAGCGTGACGAGAACAAGCTTGGCCGCGAGCCGCGGGGTAAGAAGAAGGCCCAAGAGAATACGAACGAGCTGGTCACGTTCTGGAAAATCTACTCGAAGACCGGGACGGGCGATCGGCTCAAGGACGCCCCCAAGGAAAGCAAGGGTGTCTTCGATAGCCTGGGGAAGTATGTCTATCTGGTGGTGTGCGAGGGTGTGCAGTACCCCCTCAATGTGCCGCCGTCCGTGATGGACGAGGAAGTCGATCCGCAGCTCGGCGTCCCGCAAAGCCTGGTGGCCCGCACCTCTTGGCCCATCCCGTTTTATGCCGACCCGAACGGCTGGCCGTTCACGCCGCTCTCGTTCCACTGGAAGTCAGGGTATGCGTGGCCTATCAGTCACATCCGGCCGGCGATCGGTGAGCTGCGGCTGTTGAACTGGGCGATGTCTTTCCTCGCGACCCGGATCGCGACGAGCTGCGAAACGATGGTGGCCGTCACCAAGGCGGCCGACCAAGACATCAAAGATCAGATCCTCGCCCCCAGCGAGGGCGGGTTCAAGATTGTTGAACTGTCCGAGCTGCTCGGCCGTCGCATCGAAGATGTGATGTCGGTGTTTCAATTCCCACAGGTCACAAAGGATCTCTGGGACATCATCTCCGCGGTGTCTGATCTGTTTGCTCAACGCACCGGCCTAACTGAACTAGTGTACGGTTACACCAGAAGCCAGTTCAGAAGCGCCGCAGAAGCAACGATCAAGAACGAGAACATTTCGGTCAGGCCCGACAACATGGCGAACGAACTCGAGGACTGCATGTCCTTGTTGTCTCGCCGCGAGGCCCTGGCCGCCCGCTGGCTGCTCGAGCCGCAGGATGTCGTGCCGGTGCTTGGCCAGCTCGGCGCCGCTGCGTGGGGCCAGCATGTGATGTCCCGCGACATTGTGGATCTCACTCGCGACTTCCTCTACCGAGTGGAAGCGGGATCCGCGCGAAAACCCAACAAAGCAACCAGGGTGGAGCAGATGCAGCTCGCCGTGCAGACGCTCGGCCCGATCCTCTCTGGCCTGGTTGGTGCCGGCGTGGTTGAGCCGTTCAATGCACTTATGAAGGATTGGGCGGGTTCACTCGACATCGACCCCACCCCGTATCTCGTCCCGCAGCCGAAACCCCCTGCCGCCGCGCCACCATCGCTCCCTCCCGGTGATGGAAGTGCTGCGGCGGCAGGGGCGCCACCAGGCCTCCCGTCGCCAGAGATTCCGCAGGAACTCCAACCCTCCGTGGGCTGATGGACAAACGGCTGCGGAAACGTCAGTCGAACCTCTGGGTGCGCTATGGGATCACCCTAGCAGCATTCGAGCGTCTCGAGGCCAGAAATAGAGGTAGGTGCGAGATATGCGACCAAGCCAAGCCTCTGTGCGTAGACCATTGCCACAACACAAACGCCGTTCGCGGGCTGCTGTGCAAGGCCTGCAACTCTGCTATCGCCCTCTTGGGAGACTCTTCTGATGGCCTCCGAAAAGCTTTCAAGTACCTCGATCGCCACGATCGCCGTACCCGCGGATGTGCGAGCCGCCGGCCCCAGCGTGGTGGAATTCTTCGTGAGATTGAGATCCGAGGGGGCGACCGAGAGGTGGGCCTCCATGTGCGCCCTGCAACAGCCGCCGGGGGTGAAGGGAACGGATCGGGCGTTCATGCAGGGCCGGATGAACAACCAGCAGCTCGACCAAATGCCCGTCGATCACGCAAGAAACATCGTCACGCTGGCGAATCGAGCGGGGATCAACGTCAGCGGCAAGTACTACGCAGGCGGGCTGGCTGACGGCCGTGGGCCGGCCGACCCGCGGGCCTGGGTGTCTGGTGCGGATGACATCAAGCGGGTCGCCATGGAGCGAAACCTGACCGTTTCGGGGGCCGTTGATCACAAGGGCATCCCCGTCGAGCGTGCGAAGTCGAAGCCTCTCAGCGATCGGCTGACCAAGGAGCTGATGCAGCGGGAGCGTAAGAACCACCCCGGCATGAAGGCCGGTGAGCTGCGGG